TTATCGTGTTGAATGGGGAGAGGCTTCTGTCACCGGCGGTCGGACAATGTAACGCGCCAGCGACTCGTGGGTGACAAATGTGCAGCCACACTGGATATTCTGACACTGATGGTAGCGCTCTTTGGTTTCGGAACTGAGGTAGCGGCTTGAGCGCGCGTGCGCCGCTTGCTGGCATACCGGGCAATGCATCATGGTGGGTTCTCCCTTGTTAACATGCTGCAATAATAAACTTATAACTTGCAAATGCAAACTGTAAATCGCATTTGACGCTATTCCTGCAATTCATATTCCACATCACTGACGCGGACTTCCAGATCCAGCTTGCTGATAAAACCTTTATCATCAATTCCATGCGTTACTTTTTTAACCACCCAGGGAGTGTCGTTGATTATTGTCTTAAAACCTGAAACCGAAAGGGGCGTTTCCGGTGAAATATCGACGCGTCCCTGCGCAAGGGTAATAGAAAATGCCGCTGCGTTGCGCTGCGTATCACTCCACTGCGCTTCAGCCGCCTGCATAGCCTCTTCTTTTGAGGGATAGGTTGTCGGCAGGAGATAGACATTCTCTTTTGAACCAGCGGTGTAACTTCCGGTACCCGCTTTGCGTGTCAGTTTTACCTGTTTTATCTGCTCTTTCGGCGTTCTGGTATCCTGCCAGCGCGCGATAATGCCGCTGTAAACCTCGCGATCAGCAATACTGAAGTCGTGCATATCACCATCGCTACGGGCGATGGTCACTGGCGGGATCTCCCGGCCACCGCGGACACATTTGCCGGGCACAAGAAAAATTAGCGAGCCTGATTTCACCGCAATTTCCGCACCGTTACGCATTGCCAGCCGGGTGAGGAAACCCACGTCTGTCTCTTTGGACTGGTCAATATGTGCAATCTTAATACTGGCCAGCTCGGGCGCGACACTCGCGCTCAACGCATTACGCCAGGCGATATCTTTAACAACCTCGCCAAGCGTCGTGTCATGCCACGACCACTCTTTCGGACTGTTCATACTGCCGCGAAAATCCACGCTGCGGCCTCTTATCGTCACCAAATCAGGTGTGCCCTTATGAGTCACCTGGTCAACGGTAAACGTTCCCATATTTGTGAGCGGCTCTCCCTGCCAGCCAAGGGCGACGCTGATCTGATTGCCGCGTGCCGGCATCTGGATTGTCCCGTCGGCATCATCCAGCGTCATTGTCAGCATATCGGCCTCAAAGCCACGATTATCAGTGACCATCAGCGCCATCAACCGTGGTGCGATATTGGCAGTAATGTCTTTGCCTGGACCATTTTTGCTCGTCAGTTTCAGCATAAATGCGGGCGTTTTTACCCCGGCCAGACCATCAGTGAGTGCATCAATCATCAGAGGAGCCCCAGTTTGCTGACGGCGTCGCTGAGCTGTTGTTTTCCATTATTAAACATGGCGACCAACGACTCATCGACCCGGGTGAGTTCCAGGGTAAAGTTGATTTTTCGCGGCGAACCGTCGCTGTAAAACTCGGAGCCGTTCTCAGTGACTTTACTGATGACATACATGCCATAAATCATTCCTGTACCGTCGATAAGCGGCCAGGCTCCACCCTGCTCAGCCATCAAGCGTACGGCGGACAGCGACAACACTCCGCCGGTGAGTTCCGGATAGAGATCGCCGGTGATATTGATGGTCTCTTCACCCGGGCCGATATACTGATACGCCGCGCGTTTGCCGACGCGCGCGTTGTTTTTCCAGTTGAAGGCGGAGGAACGGTTCATGCCCTGGAACGGCAGCGTCTGCCGCATGAAAACGAAAAGCCCCAGTGCCAGCATCATAATGCGAACCCTCCTGAAGGATTGAATTGAGATAAGGCATTATTGCGCCTGTTGTCGGCATCCTGGCGGAACAGATCCTGCAAATAGCGTTCGTTGTTGCTGCCAGGTGCCACATCGCCCTGTAATGTAATGTTGTATTCCGTTCTGCTGTTGTCGGAGAAGGTATGCCCGCCAGCGGGTTTCGCCGCCTGATAATTGTTAAAGCCTGGCATTGCGCTGGTTGGCTGAATGTAGCTCTGGCTGCCGCTGGCATCTGTCGGCGGTTTCGGTACCTCGAGCACCGGTTTTTTATCGATAATCCCGAGCTTTTCCAGTACCCAACTCAGGCTGCTGCCCAATATTTTTACGCCCTCAATCACCAGCGCGATGGAGCCAGAGAGCATCTGGCCGAAATAGAAACCCGCTGTTGCGCACTGGTTCAGCGTTTCCTGGCTGGCCTGAACGGGGGTAATCAGGTCGCTGAACAGCTGTTTGATGTTCTGTAAGCTGCTGCTGATGACATCGAACAGCGGTTGCAGCGGCGCAAACAGTCCGGCGAGCGGTGCGAACGCGGCGCCAATCCCGGCCATTACACCGCTAAAGAAAGCACTGATTGGCTCCCACCAGGTGTAAATGGCCAGCGCAGCGGCGGCAACAATGGCAATCACGCCGACAATCGGCAGCGTGAGCGAACCGAGCACCGCCATAATCCCGCCGCAGACGGTGGTAAAGACGCTGCCAAAAGTGGTCGCGATGGTGATCAGCGTGCTGATGCCCGTAAAGACCGGCGCGATAACGCCCGCCACGGTACCAATCGCCCCGGCGACGCCGACCACGACGGTGGCAATCAGGCCGAAGGTTTGCACCAGCCCCTGGTTGTTCTGCACCCACTGTTGCAGTTGCCCCAGATAAACCGCTGCGGTTTGCACCAGCTGGCGCAGGGAGGATTCTTGCGTACTGAAAATATCCACACTCAGCGACTGATAAGCACTTTGCAGCGCCTGTAAATCGGTACCGAGATTGCCCGCCTGCGCACTTGCCGGGTGACTCACTTCGCTGCCTGCCTGCGCCGGCGCGCTATTTTTCAGCGACTGCTCATAGCCCGGCTGCAGCAGTTTTTTGCCGATGTTGAAGCCAGAAGTGGCGACGGACATCCCGGTTTTGCCCACCGCAGAGACTTTCCCGGCGATGCCCTGAATCGTTTGCTGGCTCGCCTGGATTTTTTCTGCGCGTTTTTGCCGGTTCTCCTGCGCCAACGCAGCCCGCTGCGCGTTGAGTTGCCCGGTATTGTCGCTAATGCTGCTTTGCAGGCGTTGTTTTGCCGTTGCGGGTGCGCGCGTACTGATTCCCGCCTGCTGCAGAACCTGTCGCTGGCCTTTTACCGACTGGCGCAGGTTGTCATGTTTTTGCTGTAAGGCGCTTACGCTGTCGCGGGCTTTATCCAGCGCGGTTATCTGTCGCTGGGTTGGCTGATCGATTTTTTTCAGCTCGGAAGCCAGTGCACGCGTGCTCTCTTTCGCCACTTTCAGTTGCTGGCTGACCTCCGTGAGCGCGTTTTGCGTCCGGGTTAACCCGTCAATCTGCGCAACCTGGTCATACAACCCGCGCAGATTTTTCTCCGTCTCTTTGATGCCGGCAGCAAGCGAAACATTCGCCGTTTGCAGGTTTTTAAACGGGCGCGTCGCCTGGTCAACAGCCGTGAGCAGTGCGTCAATATTTGTGCTGTTACTCATGTGTGTTTCCGCTTCGCTGAAGCGCCTTTTCGCGCCATGTGATGAGTTCGCTCAGACTCAGGGGGTAGAGTTCTGATGGCGGCCAGTGAAAAATCACCGCGATATCCGCCATCAAATCGTCAACCGACAGGTTGGCCGGAAAACTTACTGTGCCGAAACCGGCGACAAAAAACTGACCACCTTGCCTGCCAGCGCGACCATATCCGCCAGATCCAGCGCCGCCACTTCCTGTTCGGTCAGGGAAGGCGAGGTGATACGCGGCAGCACTTTAATCAGCGCATCCACTTCAGCATTCGCCACTGCCGCCAGGCTCAGACCGCGCAGGGTGCCGGCATTCGGTTTCATCAGGGTAACGGCGTTGATAAGCTGTTCGCCGCGTTTGATCGGCGTTTCCAGGGTAACGACGTTATCAGTTTCGTTGCTCATAAAATCCTCGTGATTGCGTTAGCGAAGGGAAGTCCCGGCCAGCCAGGCTGACCGGGCAGGGGTTACAGGCCGATATTGCGGCGGTGCTGTTCGAGACGATCGACGCCGTTCACTTTTTCGATCATGTTGATGGTGTCGATTTCCACCAGTTCCTTGCCGTCCATCGTCAGTTTGAAATAAGTACAGACGACGGAGATTTTGGACTCGGTGTCTTCGCCCGGCTTGTTCTCGCCGGTGTCGATCTCTTTCTGACGACCGCGCATCACCACTTCAACGGCGACCGTTTCGCCGGTGTCATCGCGTTGGTAGGAACCGGCAAAGCGGATCGGCACCGCATCGGCGCTGGTTGCGCCATACAGTTCCCAGATAGCCTCATCCGGGAAGCCGCCCAGCGACCACTCCATTGCCATGGCGTCGTCATCAAGACCCATATCAATCGGCGCGATACCGTTCATGCCTGCGCCACGGTAGTTCTCCAGCTTGCGGGTCAGTTTCGGCAGCGTGATGGATTTTGCGATCCCCTGATAGCTATAGCCATTGAGGAACACGTTCATATATTTCAGTTTTCGCGGCATTGCCATTTATCAGGCTCCTTAATTGCTGTTGACCGAGGAGACCAGATTCGCCAGATATTTATCGGTGATGCGCTGGCGTAAGGTCAGGTTTTCCAGTGGCGGCACCGGCGTATAGTCGTAATCGATATACAGTTTCCCGGCTTTCAGGGTCTCGGCGTCATTGGCGCTCTCGTCGAACCAGCAAGTGGCATCAACGATGTAACCGTTGCTTTTCAGTTCGCGGAACTTGGCGTTGATACCGTCGATGATGTCGCGGATAAGCGTCGCGGTGATCGGTTTGTCGACCGCCCACATATGCGCGTCCGCCATGGTATCGGCGATAACCTGCGCGGTGCGGGTGTAGTTTTCAAACAGGAACAGCGGATCGTCGGAGCAGGTGCGGTTGCCCCAGAAGCGGAAGCCATCTTTGCGAATCAGCGTGGTCACACCCGCTTCGTTCAGCAGGTCGGCATCGGTGCCGGATTCCTGCAAATCCCAGAAAACCGGGGTGCTGATGCCAGTGACGCCATTCACGCCAACGTTAGACAGCGTTTTGTGCCAGCCGACGGACTGGTCGATATACGCACGCAGGCCAAGTGCGCGGGCGGTAGCGTAGGCGGTTGCCGTCGCGTTCGCCACGGTATCCCAGGCGAGAAAATCCGGCCAAATCACCATCAGCTCGCGCTGGCTGAAGTTCTCGCGATACTTAATCGCATCGGAAATGGTTTTGCAGCCCCAGGCGCTGACATAACCGAAGGCGCGCAGCTTCTGGCAGACTGGCGCCAGCGCGGTGGCGACTTCCAGGGTGTCATAACCCGGCACGCCCAGAATACGCGGTTTCACGCCGGTGACGGCTTCGGCCGTCAGCAGCGCTTTCAGGCCGGTGTATTTGCCGTTTTCGTCGGTGGTGCCGATGATGTTGGAAATCGTCTGCGCCTGCGCATCATCGCCGCTGCCTTCAGCGACGCGCACAACAACGATAACCGGTTTCGCCTGGTCGGCAATGGCTTGCAGCGAAGAGGCCAGCGTACCTTTGGTGCCCGCTTTGGCGATGGCGCTTTGCACGCTGGTGACAAGCACCGGTTCATTCAGTGGAAAGGTTGCCGCATCGGCATCGCTGGCAGTACATACCATGCCGACAATGGCGGTTGAGACAGTGGAAATGACGCGCGTGCCGTCGTTGATTTCGACGACCTGAACGCCATGATGATAGTCACTCATCCGTTTAACTCCGTGGTGTTGGGGTGAGTGCTATTCTCCAGGCCGCAGCGGCGCAGCGCTATTTATCGGGGTTGGGGCGAGGATGAAACAACAGGCGGGCGGCAAAAAAACGGGCCGTAGCCCGTTGCATTATGCTGGCTGAGTGGGCCACGTGATGTTGGGCGCGCTGGAGAGGTCAATGGCGTTGATGGTATCGATATAATCCAGAACCTGATCGAGCCGGTTTTTTTCCTCGTCATTCAGCGTTCTGCCCGCCTGCAACTTAAGCTGGATAACGCTGATGGATGACATTGCCGTATCGATATGTTGTTGACGAAGCGCCTGCGCATCATTAACCGCAGCTGCGTGTTGCGCTTCGACGTTCGTAATCCAGGCACTTCCATTCCAGCTGTCATAGGGCGTTGCGGGCGCGGTGGCAACAAATCCGTCTTTAAGCGGGCCGATATAATCCACCGTTGAGGCGCTAAGATCGGCCGTGGAATAGGCGGTTTCCCCGCGATGATCTTCTTTCTGCTCCCACGCGCTTCCCGTAAAGACAACCACATACCCCTCAGCAACGGCACCGGGAGCAACGTCTGTTGAACCGGCGGGAAGACCGACGCCGATCGCTAAAAACTCTTCGCTGGAGCCGGTAAATTCGCCGGTTTGCGCAGAAAAGCCGTAAACAGTGATATTTCCAGCTGTGGTGGCGATTTTTGCTTTATCCAATACTGCTGATGTCATTATGCAGCCCTCACAATGTAGTTAAAGGCGATGTTGCGTGGCCTGTTTTCTGCTGCGGTAGGGACAGAAAGTGATGCACTAAACGCCACGCCATACCCACCAGCTTGCTGGGCAACAGAACCGCCGCCATGCGTAAATCCACTTGATCCATATAAAGCCCCTTTAGCATCCTGCTCGTACCCGTAGGGGGCAACCATAGGCATACTGCCGGTAATATTGCGTATAGCATCGCTCTGTGCGCTGAGTAAGGTTCTGCTTGCATCAACCCCGCGTCCATCATCCCAGCCACGAATAAATTCCCCCCGTAAATCAGGTAATACAAGGTTTGGATAAGCCACAGCCAGCTTCGGGTATTGCGCTGCGGTGAACGCCGCGCCGTTACATTTCAGCCAACCTGTCGGCGGTGTCGCCGATGACCAGGGAATGGGCACGCCAACCGGCAACGCCGAACCGTCACCCAGGTTTAACGCTGATATTGCCGTTTTAACAAATTCGGTGGTGGCCAGTTGCGTATCATTTGCCGTTTGTCCCGGGGTGGGGGCTTTTGGTGTTCCGGTCAATGTGGGACTGGCAATCGGCGCATACTGAGTATGCGGATTGCTGGCTGCAATATGCTGGCTCAGCAGATTATCGGCCCAGGCTTTTACCTCGATAACCTTGTCATCAACATACTTGCGCGTCGCCAGCACCACTGACGGATCAATTTTTAGCGTGACGGCTGCGGTAGAGGAAACAATCAGCGCCATTCGAATCGTCTGCGTGCGCCCGCTACCTTCACCTAACAGCGGTTTGTAGGTTTCCGGGCAGTTGGCGACGGCAACCAGTACGCCATCGTCATCAAAGAGACCCAGCTCGCGGATCCAGTATCCCCCTTCGTTTTCCGGGATCACCTGCTCGGCGATAATTTGATTGGCATCCTCTGCATCGACAGTCAGTGTGTTTACTGCGCCGATGCGTTTTTGGTTAACCAGCCGGGTTTGTGCCGGGTCGGGCGTGGGCAGGCTGCCGTTGCCATCGCCAACGGCCATTTGCGTAATATGGATTTGGGTGCCCAGCGCGGTGGCGTTCGCCAGCTTCGCCGCGCCCTGATTGGTCAGGATGGCAAAATATTTTACAGTCATGCGTTCACTCTCAGGTTATCGATTGAGTAAACGGTATTGTCCGGGGCACATCGGGGCGGGGCCTATCAGTTAGGGTTGGTTGCCGGGCGATACAACCCTAATGGTCTGCTGGAGGTTGGCCGGGGGGGAATGGTAAGTCGGGTAAACGCAGCGTTACCCGACAAAAAACGGGCCGCGGCCCGTTGGTCTTATTGCGGCTGTTCAGGCCAGCTGATATCCGGTGCGCTTGCGGTATCGACAGCCTGCACGCGCTTGATGTACTCCAGCCATTTCACCAGGCTGGCTTTGTCGTCGTCGCTAATAATGCCGAGTTGCAGTTCGGTCTGCCACACGCTGATACTCTCTTTCGCGGTCTTCAGCCGCTGCGTTTTGTTCTGTTCAGCGTCCGCTATCAGCGCGGTTTTTTGTGCACTTTCATCGGTGACCCACGCGCTACCATTCCAGACGTCATAAGGCGTAGCCGGAGCAAGCGTGGTGACATTCGCCGGGTAATCGCCCAGTTCGGTTATCTGTTTTTGTTCGCCGCTGGCGGTGTCATATACCGTTTCACCACGTGAGTCGTGAATATATTCCCACGCCTGCCCGGCAGCGTTGCGGAATACGGCAAACCCCGTTTTCGCCGAAAGCGGCGCATCAAGCGCTGCGTTCGCCGGGATACCGACACCCACCGCGAGATACTCAACGGATGTGGAGAGGTATTCGCGGCTGGTCGCGTCATAGTTGTAAACGGTCACTTCCCCGGCGCTGGTGGCTAAGCGGTTTTCATCCAGAATTGCGGTCAACATTATTGAGCCCTCACGATGTAGTTAAATGCAATGTTATGGGGACGGGTTTCCGCGCCACCGGTGTTTTCCATGTAGATATAGGTATGGCAGCGGTTACCTGTTTGCCCGGTGAGATCCACTTTTTCACTGTTTTCATCGGTAAAGGCGATAATTTTCCCGGTGGGCGTGCCGTATTCATTAATAAATCGGTGGTTATGCGATCTCAACTCATCAGACTGCGCTGAAAGCAGCGCTCGCCCGGCGTCCAGCCCGCGCCCATCATCCAAACCGCGAATAAACTCACCGCGCAGATCCGGCAGAACACCGGCCGGGTAGGCGGCTGCCAGGCGTGGAAACTGGGTTTTATCAAAGGACGCGCCGTTGCATTTAAACCAGCCGCCAGGCGGGGTTGCTTGCGGCCAGGCGACAGGTGAACCCACCGGCAAAATGCCGTCGTAGTCAGCAATAACATCGCGCACATATTTGGTATTGGCGATCTGCTGTCCGTAGTTGCCGATATGCGTATCCGGCACCGTCGGCGTGCCGATAAACACCGGGCTGGCCAGCGGTGCGTACTGCGCATGCGGGTTAGCGGCTTTAACATGATTGTTCATCAGGTCGTCGGCATACTGCCGCGTCGCCAGTACCACCGACGGGTCGATTTTCAACGTGACGGCAGCCGTTGATGAGACGGTGAGCACCATGCGGATGGTCTGCGTGCGTCCGCTCCCTTCCTGCATTTGCGGTTTGTACGTTTCCGGGCAGTTGGCGACGGCAATCAGTACACCCTCGTCATCATAGAGGCCAATTTCACGGATCCAGAAACCGCCTTCCGTCTCCGGAATAACCTGCTCGGCAATAATCTGGCTGCTGTTATTAGGATCGACCGACAGTCGGTTCAGCGGCGCAATACGCTGCTGGTTAATCAGTTTTGTTTGCGCCGGGTCTGGCATCGGTAGTACGCCGTTGGCATCGCCAACCGCCATCCGCGTGAGATTAAGTTTTGTGCCGAGCGACGCGGCGTTTGCCAGCCTCGCAGCGCCCTGATTGGTCAGAATGGCAAAATATTTGGCAGTCATGCGTTAACTCTCAGGTTGTTTGGTGAAGAATGAACGGTGACGCTATTTTCTGTTCAGCCACAGGCGAACACCATTGAGCGGAGTTGGGCGCTTGCTGGCACAACGAGTGCGATGAAAAAAACGGGCCGCAGCCCGTTTCAGCAGTATGGCGGGTTATGAGATATAAACATCATCGATAAGATGGATGGCAGAAGCGGGGTAATACTCGCCACCGACCACAATCTCTTCCGGCATGTAAGGATAAACCGTCAGCTCTTCGCCGAGGTAACAACCGGCGCCAACATAAAACTCGCCGCTGGTGCTCAGGCTAATGTTCAGTTCCGACAGATGGCGGCTCGCTGGTTTGGCATCGTTGATCAGCCGCTCCAGCTCCTGGTACATCTGCTCGGTAATGCCATTCTCCTGCACGCCAATCACCAGCCGGAACGTGCCGGGTTCGGCGTTCTCCTGCCACCATTCACGTAGCTCAATCAGGTAGCCGAGCGGTTCAACCACGCGCCGTAATGAGCTAATGGTTCCCTTGTGTTGATGAACAAAAAAAGCGGAGGCGATAATTTTACGTTTGGTGGCTTCAGGCCAACTGTAATCCCAGCGATCGACGGAGAGCGCCCACGCCAGGTAAGGCAGCAGCTCTGCCGGGCAGGTTTGTGGATCCCATAATGTGCGCAGCGGCACCGGTACGCGTTCGATTTGTGCCGCTGCCTCTGCCGTTGCCACCTCCAGAACCGAGGAGCCAACGGGCAACAGGCGGTCATCACTCATCGGTGCCTCCTGTATTAATGCTCCAGGCGGTGCAGTACGAAGCCTGGTTTTTCTCCAGCACCAGATCGCTTTGCGGCGCGTTCATCTCCACGCGTTGTACACCTTCAACGTGCAGCGCAGCGTAAATGGCCGACTGGCGGATATCGCGGCCCAGTCGGCGCTGTGCGGAGATATAGGTCTTGAGTTGCTGTTCGGCGGCCTGACGGATCGGTTCCGATTCCGGCCCCGGGTAAAAATAGAGCGTGGCGTCAATCTGGTACGGCACAATTTCCGCGCTTTGTACCGTTACGCGGTCGCCAACCGGGCGGACATCTTCTGCGTTCAGCGCGTTTTCAACGATGGCGACCAGTTCGTCGCTGGCACTGCCGTCGCCTTCGCGTGAGAGCACAGAAATGGTGATATACGCCGGGTTCGGGCTGATCACCGAGATATCGGCAACCCGGCCATCGGCGCTGCGGCCGTGATATTCATAAGCGCCTTCCGGCCCGGCCACGCTTAAGCCTTCAAAGGCCTGCTGCGCTCGTAGTCGCAGGTCTTTATCAGACTCCATCACCGCAGCCGTCGGTGGGATGGTGCTGTCATCGGCAGGGGTGATCACCAGCCGCGCGGTATTGCTGTTAGCGGCAATCACATCAAGATCGTTACCGGCGGCATACGCCAGCATCACCGCGCGGGCGGCTTCATTAACGCGCTGGCGCCACAGCACTTCGCGGTAAGCGTTCTCTTCAAGAAACTTGGTCAGCGGCTCGGATTCCAGCGCCAGCGTACGGGCGATGGCCTCCTGCTCGTCGGCAGGAAACAGGGAAATGAGCGTCGCCTTGCGTTCGGCAAGAAGACCCTCGTAATCAAGTTCCTCAACCACATTGGGCGCGGGCAACTGGCTCAGATCGATAATCGGCATGGTTTTAACTCACTGGAAGGGTTAACGAAAGGGATTCGCCGGTGCTGGCGAGCTGGCCGGTCAGATTGACAATCATCTTGCCGTCGAACTGCCGTTCGGTTGTCACTGCGCTCAGCGTGATGCGCGGTTCCCATTTCAGCAGCGCCATATAGCAGGCGGCCTGAATTTGCAGCGCCAGCGCCGGGGTTTGCGGCTGGTCGATCATCTCAAACAGCAGTGAACCGTAATCGCGGCGCATGACCCGTGAGCCAACAGGCGTGCGCAGAATATCGCTGATGCTCTGGCGGATATGTTCGGTGTCAGTCAGGCGCTGGCCGGTGGTGCGGTCAAAACCGCTGTATTGCACTGTCATAGAGGCGCTCCTGTGGTACCGCCGCTGTCGCCGGGGTGTTGATGGGTATGCAGTACTTTGCCGTTAGAGGACAACGAACCGCCGCTGTGCGAGATATTGCCGCTCATCGTGCCGCCTTTTTGCACCTCCAGCGTGCTGGTGATGAGCTTGTTGGTACAGACCACTTCCGGGGTATCAAGGGTGATGCGGGTGGAGGCGACAACCTTCACTTCCGGCACACTGACGGTTACGGATTGGGAGGCGGTGATATCGGCGGTTTTAATGCCGCTGACTTTCAACGCGCTGTTTTGCGGTTCGTATTCGAACACCGCGCCATCGGGGAAGGCGACATGCCAGGCGTCCGCCGAAGCAGAAGGCGCCGGGTTGTCGTCAGAAAAAATGCCCGGTAGCACAAAGGCAGTGTCGAGCTCGCCGCCGACCGCCAGCAGTAAAACCTGCTCGCCGACCGAGGGCGCCCACCACGTACGTGAATGTCCGGCGCGGTGGGTTAACCACTGCAACCACTGAGTGACGATGCCGCCTGTCTGCACTCGACAACGCCCGGAAGTCAGGTCGATGTCGACGATAATCCCGGTACGGATCATATTACGCAGCGCGCGGGCCATTTCCTGGAGCGAGAGTTGTGTGTTCATAGCGGAAATGATGCTATGCGGCCCCGGCTTTGAAAAACGGACAAGGCTGTCCGGCTTTTGGCACAACGCGGGGCGCATTTGCGGGCGTTACGAAGCCCAGCGGCTCACCAGTTCGCCGTTGATATAAAGCTCAACCGGGCGGGTAACCAGCGCTGGCGGCAGCGGCTCCGGCAGCGTCTCAGCGTGCAGCGCGCCATCGACTTCCGTCACTTTGGTGCGCTCGGTCAGTTGCAGGATGATCAGCAGATCCTGCGTACCGTCGCTGTTGGTCGTCAGCGACCAGCTAAAGCAGCCGCGCTGGCCCGCGTCGACGGTGAGAATGTCCGGCTGGTTGTCGCGCAGCCAGGCCATGATCGGCACAAAAATCGTATCGATATCGCCGGAAAAAGCGCTGACGGCGACGTTGAGGTTGAACTGTTTTTCAAACGACAGCGAAGGGGCGAACGTGGCGGTATTGCTGCCTTTGTCCACCCACAGCCGCAGCGTATCGGGGTTGTCGTGCAGCGCCGGGACAGCATCAGTCAGGGCTTTGCGCAGCGTGTCGGGTTTTAGCATTTATCTCATCCTGGCAGTGTTTAACGGTTTCAACTTGCAGCGCGCAACTCTCCAGCGCGCGCTCAAGCTGACGGATATCGGCGCTTAAATCGCCGTTAGTTTGCGGATCGCTGCCCGGCATCGGACACAGGCTGACCTGCGGGCAACGGTTGTAAACAGTGACCGGCAGAGGGGCAGGCGGGGCGCTGGTGCACCCGGCGCACAGCATCAGGCAACTGAGTGTTATACCAGCGGCGAAAGGCGTCATTTTCATGGAGTAACCTTGTGATGGTTTGTTCGCGGCGCACGGCCTGTTCGCTGGCGGCATTGAGCTGCTGACGCAGCGCCACCTGCGCCTGCTCGTTGTTGGCCGCCAGCGCATCAGCGGCGTCGCGCTGCGCTTTCAGTTGCGCGATGGTGTTGCTTTGCTCGTACGTAAGCCGGGTGGATTGCGAAAGCGCGCTGCGCAGCGCGTGGTTTTGCTGTACCAGCCATATTACGCCCAGCACGGCGAGCAGCAGGGCAATCAGCCGGGCGGTCATTTCACCCCCTTCAGGCACCAGGCGCGCTCGCGTTCGCGGCGGTTTTCCAGCCCGCGATTGCGATCGCCGTTGATAAACACCCAGCGCGGCAGCTGATCGCAGGCCTGTTGCCACTGTTTGTGGTTGATAAACCACACCAGCGTCGAACGGAAGGCGGC